TATTTTGTGTGCGTAGGTCAAGCACAACCCAGTTGCAGGGCACTGTTCAAGTAACCCAAGGCAGTGGCTTAGTCACGGGACTGGGAACCGCATTTGCAACTCAACTCAACACGCGAGACTATATTGTCATTCGCGGTCAATCGTACCGTGTTTTAAATATTGCAAGCGATACACAGTTGTATATCTCACCTGAATACCGTGGAGCAACCTACGTAGGATCTACTGTTGGTGGCTTTGTTGTTTCAAGAACAATTGATACAAGGGTTCCTCAGTCAGGGTGGTGGGATCCATGCAATGGAACTGGTCAATCAGGCTACAACCTTGACATAACCCGCATGCAGATGTGGTACCTTGATTTTTCTTGGTACGGTGCTGGCGTTGCTAGGTTTGGCTTTAGAGCCACTGGTGGCGCAATTACTTACGTCTATGGTTACGTTCACAACAACACAGAGTATCAAGCCTACATGCGGTCAGGAAACTTGCCTGCCCACTATGAGGTTGATGGCTTGTTGCCTGACACGCAAATCACCGCAACCTATGACAACACTCAAATTGTTGGGTCAAGCTTGTCTGTTTTAAGCACTGCGGGCTTCCCCCCAAGCGGAAGCATTCGCGTTCAACAAGCTGGTAACGGCGGCTCAGCGGAAGTTATGACATATTCGCTTTTAACGCCTACAACATTTGTGATCAGCGGAAGAGCGCAAACAGGCGCTTCACTGACCAACCAAAGCTTTACCTTTAGCTCAACGGCAATTTGTTCAGTTGAATACGTCTCCCCTGATACCGCTGTTGCGTTGAGCCATTGGGGCTCTTCGGTGATCATGGATGGAAGATTCGATGATGATAAATCACTGATTTTTAACTTTGGTTCTTTTGCAACCATTTCCATCCCCGGTGGCGCAACCGTGCCTATTCTTGCTTTACGCATAGCCCCATCGGTTGACAGCGGTCAAACTGGAACATTTGGCAACAAGGAAATTGTGAACCACATGCAATTACAGCCCGTTTCTCTTGGTTTAATTACCAGCGGGCCGTTTTTGATTCAATTGACATTGAACGCCTTTACAACTAACTTTTCAGGCTCATTTGTTTCTCCCACAATTGGTTCGCAAGTCTCATCTTCGCTGGCTCAAGTTGCTTTGAACACACTCAACACCGCAACGATTACGGGTGGAGAATCAGCCGCCGCCGCGTACACCAACACCAACGGTGAAACATCGCTTGATTTGTCACAGGTGCGCGATTTAGGTAACTCAATATTGGGCGGTGGTTTGGTAAACACCGTTCCAAACTCGCGTGCAAACGTGTTCCCTGACGGCCCTGATATTTTGTACATTGCGGCCACAAACACCACTGCTGGCGCGTTGAACTTGCTGGCGCGTTTGTCTTGGAAAGAGTCACAAGCTTAAGGAAAAATCATGGCCAAAAGGGGACTTTATGCAAACATTAATGCAAAACGCGAAAGAATTGCTGATGGATCAGGCGAGAAAATGCGCAAAGTTGGTAGCAAAGGTGCTCCAACTCGCAAAGACTTTGTTGAGTCAGCTAAGACAGCCAAAATGAAAGAAGGCGGCCCAAGCCTTGCTGTTGGTCGAGGTGAGAAACTTTCAACCAAGCAAGGTGCGGGGCTTACCCAAAAAGGGCGCGACAAATACAATCGTGAAACTGGATCCAATCTGAAGGCCCCACAACCCAAGGGTGGCTCAAGAAAAGATTCTTTTTGCGCACGCATGAGTGGTGTTGTTGAGCACGCAAAAGGCGACGCGCCACGCGCTAAAGCATCGTTAAAGCGCTGGAACTGTCCTAACTGGTAAAGGAAAAATCATGAGTACACCAAAACCAAATGCCACGCCCGAAGATATGGCCGAACTTTACAAACTTAATGAAAAGTTGTATGGAAGCAAGACAAAGCCATTGCCACAAACGCCAATAAAGCCATCGCCGCCTCGTACAACGCTACCTAAGACAATAAAGCCATCGCCACCTTATCCATCGCCGCCTAGGCCATCGCCGCCTAGGCCACCTCGGTCAACGCCAATCCCACCGAAATTAAATCCACCACCACCAAGGCAACGGGGCGGTGAGCCATTAAGACCACCTCAGGTTGGAATGAAAAAAGGCGGGAGCATTAACTTGGCTAATTGCAAAATAACCACTGCAAAGAAAAATTCCAACTCACGGTTTTAAAACATGGCTTACTCAGGAACTGTTGGAACCACCGTAATCGACGTACAGACCCTGATTGACCATGGGGCGCGTCGGTGCGGCAAATTGGCTGAGGAACTGACCTCTGAGCAGGTTCAGTCTGCCCGCGAGTCCCTGTACTTTTTCCTGAGCCACCTGATAAACCGAGGCATCCAGTATTGGTGCATCAGCAAGGTGGTTATTGGGCTCAAGGCAAACGAGTACATCTACAGCCTGCCGCTTGGCGCTGTGGATGCCCTGAACGTGCTGTACAGGACTATGACTAGGCCAACTGGCACCTATAGCTCCTCGGCTGGCGGCATTGCCGCAAACGCCTTTGATGAGGACATAGAGACTTTCTGTTTGCAAACATCAGCGGCGGGCAACATTGCAATTGATTACGGTCTCAGCGACCCCTACTACATTGGCTCAATTGGCTTCATGCCATACGTGGCGGGCGGGGGATCACAGACGATAAATTACGTTTTTGAAAGCTCATTGGATGGAATAACGTGGACTACGCTGTACACGGGAACCTCGGTTGTGGTGACAGATAAGCAGTGGGTGTGGCAGGACATTGACCCGGGAGCCTCTGTCTCCTACTACCGCATGCGTGCCACTGGAGCCACCATTTTGGCCTTGCGAGAGCTTTACTTTGGCACAAGCTCCCTCGAAGTTCAAATGTCTCGCCTCAACCGCGACGACTACACCAACCTGCCAAACAAGAATTTCACCGCCAATCAGCCCTTTCAGTTTTGGTTTGATCGCACCATTCCGCTCCCCCAAATGCACGTATGGCCTGTTCCAAGTACCAACTTTGTGCAGGCAACGGTATGGTATTCGCGTCAAATCATGGACGTTGGCCAGCTTTATGGCGAGGTGGAAATACCCCAACGGTGGTATGAGGCAGTCCTGATGAATTTGTCGCACCGCATGTCCATGGAAATGCCAAACGTCGACATGGCGCGTACCCAGTACCTCGAGACCCAAGCCGCTCGATATCAGCTTGAAGCGGAGCAAGAAGAGAGGGATAATTCACCCATATATTGGGCTCCCAACATTTCGGTCTACACAAGGTAACGCATGCCAGTCTTCCTAAACACCGAAGGGCTTACAACGCTTGCAATCGCTGTTTGCGATAGATGCAAGATGAAGCGTGCTTTGGTGCAGTTGCAGAGCGACCCAAACTTCCCCGGGCTCCGCGTCTGCGACCAAGGTTGTCAAGACGAGCTAGACCCCTACCGCCAAGCCGCCCGACAAACCGAGCGCATCAATCTTCGTTTTCCGCGACCTGATAGCACATTGACCCAAGTCGATAATCAGTCTCCCGATTACGAGGGCAAATACGGCCCCACCTAAAGGAAAAACATGGCACAGGTAGGCTACACGCCCATAAAACTATACTCAAGCGGCACGGCCTTGGCACAGCCCTTAGCGGCAAACTTGTCCCTTGGCGAACTTGCGCTTAACTACACAGACGGCAAGATTTATTACAAAGACGGCACAGGCGCTGTTTTGGCAATTTCAGGTGGTGTGACCACAATTACGTTTGGCACGACTGGCTTGACGCCAAGCACAGCAACTGGTGGCGCGGTGACTGTTGCGGGGACTTTGGTTGCGGCAAATGGTGGAACAAGTTTTAGTACGTATGCCGCTGGCGATTTAGTTTACGCCTCAGCCGTAAACACGCTTGCAAAGCTTACCGCAGGCACCAATGGCTTTGTATTGACGTTGGCGGGTGGCTTACCCACTTGGGCGGCGTCAACAGGCGGCGTAACGTCGTTTAGCGCAGGCACCACAGGGCTTACACCAAACACGCCAAGCACAGGCGCAATAGTGCTTGCAGGCACCTTAGCGGTAGCAAATGGCGGTACTGGAACTGCTACTCCCGCTATTGTTGCAGGCACAAATATCACAGTAACTGGCACTTGGCCAAATCAAACTATCAATGCCAGTGGTGGTGGTGGTGGCGATGTATTTGGCCCAGCCTCAGCTACTGACACTGCAATTGCTTTGTTTGACACTACAACAGGCAAGTTGCTTAAAAACAGCCTTGTAACTGTGTCTGCAACAGGTGCAATTGTCGCGCCGCAAGTTGGAAGCACTATTCCTTTTTACTTTGCCAACCAAGCGGCTTTTCCATCTGCGGCCACCTACCACGGGGCCTTGGCGCACAGTCATTCAGATGGGGCAATGTACTTTGCTCACAGCAGTGCGTGGATTAGATTACTTGATGCAAGCACAACTGTTACCGTAGCACAGGGTGGCACAGGGCTGGCTACATACACAATTGGCGACACACTCTATGCAAGCGCGGCAACAACCTTAACGCAACTTGCCATCGGTACTGCGTATCAAATCAGCGCAGTAAATTCGGGTGGAACAGCACCATCGTGGCAAGGGCTGTCCTCGCTGATTGACAACGGATTGACGGCGGCAACGCAAGGTCAGATTTTGTATCGCAATGCGTCAACTTGGGTGGCGTTGGCCCCCGGGACAAACGGTCAAGTGCTCACCACTGGCGGTGCCGCCGCCAACCCCGCTTGGGCTACCGCCGCCGCAGGGCTGACTGGATTTACCGCCTCACAAGACATTATTGCACCAAATGCAACAATTTACGCCAACGCCCTGACCGCAACAGCGGCTGTGGCTTCGGCAGACATTGCCTTGGTGCCAAAAGGCGTGGGTGCATTCCTGCTTGCAATTCCTGACGCAACAGTCACAGGAGGCAACAAGCGCGGAAATTACGCAATTGATTTTCAATTGGTTCGCGCCTCTGCCGCGCAGGTCGCAAGCTCCAACAACGCTGGAATACTTGGCGGTCAAAACAATACTGCAAATGCCACATATGCGGTTGTCATTGGTGGTGACACAAACACCGCATCAGGCTCTTATGCGCTTGTTCATGGAACAAACAGCACCGCAAACGCAGTCCAATCTATGGCGGTTGGCGCTTGGGCAACCTCTCGTGCCGTGGTTGGGTATAGAGCATTTGCACCCAATGCGCCCATTGCAAGCGCCCTTGGTAACACCCAAATGGGCTTTGTTACGGTTGGTGTTCAAACAACTGATGCAACCGCAACAATTTTGCGATCCAACACATCTGTAGCCGCCTCAACAAACCAATACTATGTTCCATTGAATGGAATCTCTACTTTTACCATATTGATTTCTTGCGGCATTACGGGCGCATCAAACGCTAAGGCTTGGGAATTTAAAGGAGCCGCCAAGAAAGGCGCAACCGAAAACACAAACGTACTTGTTGGGACATTGACCAAAAATGTATTGGCCGCAGACGCGGGAGCCTCAACTTGGGATGTGGCGGTCACTGCAAACACAACAACTGGCGCTATAACAATCACGGCAACTGGCCAAGCAGGAACGACTATTCGTTGGAGCGCAACCGTAATTGCAACTGAGGTATCCTACTAATGGCTATTAACTTTGACAACTCAAATGCTGGCGTCATCACGCTGAAGCCGGGCGTCTCGGGCACGCTCACGCTTGTCTTGCCAATTGCGGACGGTAGTGCTAATCAGTTTTTGAAGACTGATGGCGCAGGCACTCTAAGCTTTGGCGCTGGCTCAATTGGCGCAAATGCAGTGGTGACTGGTTTGATTGAAACCACCACAATTACTGCAACCCCGCTTACGGCCACGGCTACATACGATGTAATTACGCAGACTGTTTTGTACGTAACAGGCAACGCCACAAACAACTGGACACTGAACGTTAGAGGTAATGGCGTAACCACCTTTAACAGTCTGATGGCAATTAACCAAACAATTACCTTGGCTGTAATGGTAACCAACGGCGCAACGCCATTTTTTCAATCAGCAACTCAGATTGATGGAGTTGCGCAAACGCCAAAATGGCTAAATGCCGTTGCACCGTCCGCTGGTAACGCAAACTCAATTGATGTTTACACGTTGACAATTACAAAAACTTCGATAACGCCAACCTACAACATTGTTGCGTCACAAACTAGGTATGCATAACCATGCCAATACTTCAATCTAAGGGAGCGGTAAGCGCACAAGGGTACGGGCAGACAACGCCAAGACCACTTACGTTTACAGGCACGCCTGCGGAAAATAACCGCGCTCATGGCGTGATTCGGATGACGGGAAACGCATCAATTACGTTAAATTTTCCCAACCTGACTCTTACCACCGCTGGCTACGCAATGTGGGTGTACAAACTAGCTACGATTACGGGCGGCGTCTCGACCTCAATTACAGGCGGTGGTGGATACAACATAGTAACTTCACTTGTGGGTGTTGGTAGCTACATCAACGGGGTGGGGACTACTACTGTAAACGCAAACAGCCTCACCGCTAACACAAACACATCAATTACGCTGGGAACCTTTTTTTCGGGCACAACCGTTGGCACCGACACCGTCTTGATTTATTTTTTGTTTCAAAACAGCCAAGCCTTTTCTTGTGTTCAATACACAGGAAATAATACCGCAAGAACCATCAGCTTTGTCGCGGCATCAAATACTCTTAATCCTCGATTAGTTTTTGTTGCAAATACCACTGCGGGAACTCTCGTGATGGGTCAGCCGAATAGTTCAACTTCAAATGCGTGGGGGTTTTTTTCTGGTGGTCAAACTCCAACTGCTATAGCAGGTAGGTGGCAAGCGCAATTTGGCGGTGGCCTTTTATATCTTGGAGCGGCGGGGTCAGCGGGTTCGCAAAATATTACTGGCAACATATACAACGCATTTTGTTGGGATGGTAATAGCTCATCAACTGTGTTTGGTAGCAATAATCAGCAGATACTTGCGGGTGGATCCCAAACCACCAGTTGGCCAACCTTAGGCAATAAAAACAATAGAGACGCCGTAACCGTAGGTAATCAAGCTCAAATGACCCAAGCAATTTGGCTTGTTGTTAACTCAAACACCGCCACAGCTTGTAGTTGGACAAATGGGCATACCACTTCCTTTACGGGCGGCATGGTGCCGGGCTCC